CAGGAATTTATATACGGACGCATAACCCCTGTGTATAAACGTCCCGACACTTTTATTAAAGACAGAAAGCTTTTGCAGTGGATAGGAACAGAGTGGGGCAGAAGCACAATAAGCGATACATTGTGGGTTGAGTTGTGGAAAGAAAAAGTGCTAAATTATAGCGAACAGACAGATACCAGCTTATCTAAACTGATAGTTGCGTGTGACGATGCTAGATTCGATAACGAAGCAGAAGTTATTACGTCTATGGAAGATGGAATCATTATTAAATTAGTTTCTAAGCACACGGAAGATAGGATTGATACCAAGGCAGGTATCGCTTCGCATGGAAGCGAAGCAGGAGTTGATAAAAAATATATTTACTGTCAAATTGAAAATAACGGTACTAAGGAAGAATTTAAAGAAAGTTTGCGGGAACTATTCAAACATATCGGCGTCGTCCCGCACGACGCTAAATAAGGAGATACGAAATGGCTTTTAAGAAACGACTGGATCTTGACTGCGACAGTGAATCTACTATTTCTTTGGGAGGAACCAACCGTATGACCGGCAAGAAGAATCCCACCTCTGCTGAGGGTTACTACTTAGGATTTAAGCAGATTGAAGATCAAAAGAAGAAGTCTGGATTTAGCAAGATTCATATTTTCAATACTCCTAAAGGTAACGTAGGAGTTTGGGGGAAAACCGACTCTGACAGCAAGCTCACGGGCATTGCCCCCGGTACTATGACCCGCATCACGTTCGATAAGATGCTAAAAACTGCGAATGGAGAAATGTATAAATATGTGGTTGAAACGGATGAAGACGATGTTTTGGCAGTTTCAGATCTTAACGCTGCTGCTTCTAATTTAGCTTCGACCGAGGAAGAGGAAGTTGTTTCTGACGACGAGGAAGCTTCGATAGACGACGAAGAGAAGGCCCTTGACGAAGTAGTGACAACCCGCGCAAAAGCTCCTTCGCAGCCGCTTAGGACTCCTTCGGCTGACACTCGCGCTCGCGTTCAAAGCCTTCTTAACGGTAACCGCAATAAGACTGCATAGTCGATAACGTATACATCGACGTATCGTGGATGCTAGGGACGCCACGCTAAATATACCCTAGCAAATTTTAAAGGAGCGTCATGATATTCAGATGCATTGCTCCGACTTGGCTATTAGAACAAAAGCCTGAGTGTAGGCGTGTCTATGAAGGAGAATACTCAGAAGAACGAGTAAAAGAACTTAATAGTCTGGGATACAACGTATACTTTCTTCCAAATTATCCCAGCTTTCATGACCCTAAAGACGGCGCGGTAAAAGGCTCAGATATCGACAAATTTGAATATGTATTTGTAGACATGGATCTTAAACAAGGCACGTACGAAACTAAAGATCAATTTTTAGAAGTGTTGTTATCACAGTCTATTATTCCTACATTAGTAACCGATTCAGGCAACGGCGTTCACGTGTACTGGGCAACTAAAGACCTAGATCCTATGAGTTACCTACGACTACAGCGTAGGCTATGTCGAAGGTTCAAAACAGACGAAGCTGTAGGTCAGATATACCAGCTTATGCGTTTCCCCGGCACACTAAATACCAAAGACCCGGCGAACCTAAAGGAGTGCAAAACCGTCTACGTAAACGAAGACGTAGAGTATACGTGTGAACAGTTGGATAAGTTACTACCAATGATCACGCACGAAGACGAAGACTATTGCAAACAGCACTTCGACAAAACATATAAGGTCAATTCTGACATAAAGATAGAAGATAAAATTCCAGATAAGTTCAAACGCTTAATTCTTAGCAACAAGGAAGTTGCCTCTATCTGGAGCGGCAATAATGATGATAGAAGTAAAGCTGACTACCGCTTAGGGCATATACTTTTTGCTTCTGGGTTTTCTCGTGATGATGCACTATCTGTTTTGGTTAATAGTCCTAAAGCCATAAGCAGAGCACCAATACACAGAATCTCCTACGCTGGGAATATCATAGATAAGATATGGACTTATGAAATTGCGCCAGAAGACGAAAAGTTAGGGGCGCTGTCTTATACAGTTAGGGAGATATTAGAAAGGCATCCGGAAGGTACGTTGAAAGGAATTAGATTACCGTGTTACGATTATTTAGACAACACTGAGCATGGATTCCGTCTAGGGCAGGTAATAGGGCTAATAGCCGGATCCGGCGTAGGCAAGACCGCGATGGCTTTAAACATGTTTATGGGATTTGTAGAGAGTAATCCAGATTATGAACACTTCTTTGTGCCGTTGGAACAGCCATCTAATGAAATTGCGGATAGATGGAAGACCATGTGCGGTGAAAATAAAAATCTATACGAGAAAGTCCATTTGCTATCCAACTATGATAACGAAGGCAATTACCGTAACCTTTCCCTTGCAGAAATTAAGAAATATCTTCTTCAATTCCAAAAAGACAGAAAGAAAAAAATTGGCTGCGTGGTTATTGACCATATTGGAGCCCTCAAAAAGAAGGGCGAGAACGAAGAAAACCAAGGTATAATGGACATTTGCCATGAAATGAAGGCCTTCGCAGTTCAAACTAACACATTGCTAGTTATGCAATCACAATCAAGCAGGGAGAAAGCTGGTATAGGAGACCTCGAGCTTAATAAAGATGCCGCTTACGGCACAGTATACTTTGAATCATATTGTGATTACCTAATCACCATATGGCAGCCGCTTAAACGCGCCTATTCAGAGCCGCGATGCCCCACAGTGACTGCCTATAAGTTCTGCAAGATTCGTCATAAACGAGTGGGGGTAGATGTAATCAAAGAAGACGAAAGGTACACGCTATTTTTTGATTCTAAAACTGAGCGACTTAGAACCTTGACACAAGAAGAAGACATCGCATTTTCCTTTTTCAACACCCAATGTACAAACCTAAGGAAACAAGATAGAAAGACAGATATTATACCTTATAAGAGTGCGAAAACGTTAGAGAAAGAATCAAATAATGTCTGAACAGCTAATAGTCGTAAAAACAGAAGAAGGCGTTCTAGATTTAGTAAACTATATAAAAGATAAAGAGTTTATTAGTTTTGACACGGAGACTACGGGGGTTACAGAAGACTCTGAAGTCATTGGTTTTTCTGTGTGTGCGGATCCCGAAGTCGCATATTACGTGATCCTTGCCTATTGGGACGTTTCCAAGCCTGACAATGCTCAGATGACCTACCTGCCTACTAAGAATGCAGCCAAGATCCTCCTACAGGCACTAAAAGGAAAGAAGCTTATCTTACAAAACGCCCCCTTTGATTGTGCCATGACCTTTCGCAATTTCGGCGTAGAACTAATGCCTAGCGTACATACCGACACCCTGATGCTTGGTCACCTCCTAAACGAGAATAGGAGTAACGGACTTAAAGAACGCGGTATAGAGCTTTTTGGAGAGGACGCAGTAAAGCAACAGGTTGAAATGAAAGAGAGTGTACATAGAAATGGCGGCGTGTTAACCAAAGACAAGTACGAGCTTTATAAAGCAGACCCAGATCTTATGGCTCACTACGGTGCCAAAGACGCTATATTAACCTTGAAGGTATTTTATCACGATGTAGAGGAGCTATTTGAGCAGGGCCTAGACAAGTTCTTTTATGATGACGAAACCATGCCCCTTCTTCGTGGTCCTACTTACGATATGAATACCACAGGGCTACGAGTAGACCCGGTTAAGTTACAAAATCTTAAGATGTCTCTGGAAACTGAATGTCTAAAACTAGATGGTTTCATAAACAAGGAAATAGCCATTTGCGTTAGAGATGAATATCCAGGAACTAGTAAAGCAACTACTTTTAATATGGGGTCTGGTCAGCAGCTTTCCTGGTTATTGTTTATTAAGTTGCAAAGGGAATTCAGTGTCTTAACCAAGGAGGGAAAGCTACTCTGCAAAGCTCTGAATATGAAAGTTCCATATACAAAATCAGCTAAGAGAGAACTTATATCTGTAATAGAGCAGAATAAAGGCAAAGTATGGGCCGAAGCCTCATACAACAAAAAAACTAAGAAGATGGGCAGACCTAAAGTCATAGGACATCCCTGGAAGTATTTATCTTGTGGCAAAGAGTCTTTGAAAAAATATGAATCAAGATATAAGTGGGTGGAAGCCTTTTTAAAATACACGAAAGCTAAGAAGTTACTCACGACATATGTTAAAGGAATCGAAGCTAGAGCGCGTTACAACATAATTCACCCAAACTTTCTCCAACACGGTACAACATCTGGTAGGTACTCATGCAAAAACCCTAATTTTCAGAATTTACCAAGGGAAGATAAACGAGTCAAAGAGTGTATCGTTGCTAGGGAAGGGAAAGTATTTGTTGGGGCTGATTATTCTCAGCTAGAGCCCCGTGTGTTTGCAAGCTTCTCCGGTGATAAACGACTACTTGAGTGCTTTTCAACTGGAGACGATTTCTATTCCGTTATAGGAGTTGAAGTTTTCGATAAGCAGGGTCTTTCTCTTAAAAAGAAAGACCCTGAGTCTTTTGCAGCTAGGTATCCAGCACTCAGAGATATATCCAAGGTTGTCGGGCTATCCTCAGTCTACGGAACTACTGCTTATCAAATGGCACCGGCTATAGGCAAGACTGTGAAAGAAGCGCAAGAGATAATGGACAACCTATTCGAACGATTCCCCGGTATTAAAAAACTAATGCTAGACTCTCATAAACAAGCGGTGAAGGATGGATATGTAACAAACTTATTTGGAAGGCCTAGAAGGATGCCGCAGGCTAGGATGATACCAAAGTTGTTTGGCAAAACTCCTCACAGCGAGCTTGATTACGAATGGCGTAATATTCTCAACTTAGCATGTAACCATAGAATTCAAAGCACTGCGGCGTCAATCGTTAATAGGAGTGCGATTAGGATACATTCAGAATGCGCAAAATTAGGCTTAGACGCTAAAATAGTATTACAAGTGCATGATTCATTGATCGTAGAGTGCTCATCATATCAAGCAGAAGAAGTAGCAGCAATTATGAAAGAGTGTATGGAGAACACAGTGGTTCTTCCCGGCGTATCACTAGAAGCGATTCCAAAGATAGGAACTGACCTAGTTCAAGTCTGACACAGTTTACAGGATCTGTTGGATTTGATATTGTTTTTATAGGAGGGCCTATGAAAACCATTTATGTAACCAAGATCAATGTTCAGTCTTTCAACAAATTAATCGACTTAGGATTCACAATTATTTTTATCTCGGGGAGTATTCAATGAGCATTAAAGTCTATAGAAACATACAAGAATTAACGGGGAAAGGCGAGGAATGGTTGCTGGGCCCAGATGACCGTCCGATCATAAAGTTTGTAAATGGGAAACTTATAGGACGTTTTCCACATTCTAGCCCGGATCTAACCGTATGCTTACCGGAGAATATTTATGATGACCAAAGTTTTAATGGGAAATGAAATTAAGAAATTTTTGATTTATTTCAAAGGAGAAGATTTCGACATGTTCGAGGTTACTATGGACCAAAAAGGCATAACAGTAAAAAACATTAGCTCAAGAACTTTGGTGCACTATCCCTTTAAATTTAAACTTTTTAGGAAGGATGGGCCAACTACTGAGCAATTAAAGCTCCTATTTGCTCCCGCGCCTTTAATTAATATGAATGATTACAGGTAGTTGTATAGCATAAAATAATGTTTGCAAAAGAATGAAAATAGATTTGCAATCTTAACATTCATATGTCATATTTGACATATGAATACGGTTCTTAACAAGATTAAACGTTTTATTAGCAAAGTTAAGGGATTTTTCCCTACTTCTCTGCCAGTCGGGATGACTGCGTTCAATAAGTGGTCTGACAACATCATAAGTACTTATGATATGCCAGATAATGACTCCTCGCGCTTTGTGTTGTCAGTTCTAATCCAACAGGCGCCTTACGCTAGCTGCCGATATTCCGACCGGTACTTCGCCAACCGGTTCTGGAAAGGCGCTTCTAATCAAGTGGCTGCCGAGGTCATTCAAACTCTAAAAAACAAACAGACCTCAGAAATTGCCGCTGCTACGGCTGCAGCAAAAGCTCTCTCAGAAACGCCTAACACTGTTTCTAACCAAGCTAATGCAAGCCCCGCTAAGTCCATCGTCCCGTCGCTAGTTCCATCCACCGCAGAAGTTACTGCCAACACGCAGGCAGCTTCTAGTGGACAAGCACAACCCTGAACTTTTAAAGCTAAAAGCCACTTGGTACGCCAAACTCAAGAAAAAAGGGTTCCAAGACATTGAGCAAGATGAGGAGCGCTTGAATACTTGGGATTCGCATTATTTCCATTCAAATTATGATTTTACAAGATTTCAAGCAAAAGAAGAATATTACAGATTAGCAGGTCAGTTTTTAAATTGTCACAAATTTAAAAACGCGGCAGAAAAAAAAGTATGGGAATTACATTCTTCGGGAAAGTCTATAAGAGAGATAGTAACTAAAATGAAATCGCTTGGGTACAAAACATATATCAATAAAGTTCATTATGCTATAAAACGCCTGGCCAAAAAGATGATTTCAGGCGTTGCCAATGAATAAAAGTGACTTAGTAACCATAAGAGACTCCATCCCCGATGATCGCAACTTCATAATGGCTACTTGGCTTAGAGGATTAAAATATGGTAATGAATGGTTTGATGCTATAGAAGCAGACGTATATTATTCTTACTATCAAAAGGCCATAGACTTCATTTTAACGCATAACAATACCGCAGTGCGTGTAGCATGCCTTAAAGAAGACCCGGATGTTATCTTAGGCTATGTAGTGCTTAACCGCCTAGGCAACGTAGTACACTGGGTGTTTGTAAAAAAAGCTTGGCGATCAATCGGGATCGCTAAAAATCTAGTACCGGAAACGGTTACTAGGGCCACTCACCTAACTAAAGTAGGGATGGCAATCCTACAAAAGCGTAAGGGAAAGATAAGTTTTAACCCTTTCGACTTAACTTAATATAAAGAAAGAGAATTAAATGTCAGAACAAGAAAACGCTGTTTCTAAAGAAAGAACTGTTCAAGATATCCAAGTCGATTATCAGAACTTTATTTTAAAGGCAGGTCAGTTCCAATATCAGATTAGTTGTTTAGAAAAGGATTTGGAATTATGCAATAGCAAGCTACGAGACCTAAATTTAGAGCATATGGCTCTACAAAATAAGCTAGCTGAAGCTGCAAAAGTTTCTGCAGCGGAAACGAAGGCGGTATAATATATGCGAATTGTCAAGTCTGCTCAACTTCATTCTCAAGCGTTTATCGGACAAGTAAATTGTGGATATACTTTGCCGCCCTCCAATAAAACCCTTAAGGGTTTTAAAATGGATTATGTGGAAGGAGAGGGTCTTTACGTTAGTGCTAATGACACTCTTTCTCTTATTCCTCTGAGTAATATTGTATATATTGCTTTTGAACGAACTAAAGTATAAGAAAGACAAGCATTGAAAAAGCTTGTTGTGCCCAGCACAAAAGACGCAACCGGGGCTTATACTAAAACCCCAGCGTTTGAGCCTTTTAAACTTTCTAAGTTCTTGTTTGATAAGCAACTTAAATTCGTTGAGGACCCTCGTCCGTTCAAAGTGGCTGTATGCTCAAGGCGTGCAGGTAAAACCGTGGCCTGTGCAGCTCATCTAGTACACATAGCTCTTAACAATCCAGAATCAGTCTCACTGTACATCACCCTTTCCCGCAATAACGCCAAAAAGCTTATATGGCGGGAGCTAATGAAATTCAATCGTGATTTTCATTTGAACGCAGATCAAGATGAGACCGAACTCTCAATGACTTTTCCCAATAAGGCCGTTATCTATTGCTCAGGTGCCAAGGATGCAACGGAGATTGAAAAATTCCGAGGCCTGGCCTTAAAAATTTGCTATATAGATGAGTGTCAAAGTTTTCGTGACTACATTCAAGAACTTATCGACGATATCATATCTCCTGCCCTAATGGACTACGCCGGTACTCTCTGCCTAATAGGGACACCGGGGCCTCTCCCGGTGGGTTACTTTGCTGAGGTAGCGGGGGCTGTAGAAGACGCAATGGCTGTATCAGAAGCGTGGAGTCTTCATCAATGGACCTATTTCGATAACCCGTTCATTCCTGCCAAATCTCATATGACACACCAAGCTCTCCTAGACCGGGAGCTAAAACGGCGCGGCGTAACTGTAGCGGACCCGTCGATCCAGCGCGAGTGGTTTGGCCGGTGGGTAGCAGACAGTGATTCTCTACTGATTCACTACGATAGAGCTAAGAACCATTTCGTTGACCTCCCCGGGCGTCCAGAAGACTACAGCTACATAATGGGCATAGACCTGGGGTTCGATGATGCCGATGCCATAGCTATCTTAGCATTCTCAGACAAATCCCCGGTAACTTACTTAGTAGATGAGCTTGTCGTGCATAAACAAGGACTTACTGAACTAGTTGGCCAAATAAACATATTCAACACGAAATATAAAGTCTGCAAGATGATGATTGACCAAGGCGGTTTAGGAAAGAAGATCGCAGAGGAAATGCGCCGACAGCACGGTATTCCCGTACAGCCAGCAGATAAGGCCCGAAAAATGGAAAATGTTAAGTTCCTAAACGACGCACTTAGGACAGGTAGATTCAAGGCTAAAGCAACCTCCATCTTCGTACATGACACTTATTTCCTAGAACGGGATCGCAGTAAATCTCGACCGGATAAGGTCGTGGTATCTAACAAGTTTCACTCAGACATCATCGATGCAGTACTTTATCCCTTTAAGGAGTCCCCGGCGTGGGCCTTTCAAGCAGAGCCCGATAAGCCAAAATATGGCACTCAAGCGTGGGCAGAAGCCCAGCAGGATTCTATGTTTGAGGCGGCTAGAGAACATTTTGAACAGCAGGCCGAATTGGAACGCAGGATTAATAGTCTTGGAAATGATGATTAGATTAATTTATATGGATACTATTATATCCAAAAACAATCATGTTTGGATATAATAGTATCCATATTGTCTGTAATTAGAACAATAAACACCTGAAAAGCGCATAAAAAGACAAATCATCACATATAGGACGGTGTCCCTATATGTTGCCTTGGCTTAAGCACAAACACGAAACAGGCCTTATTGTCGAAAAGCGTAAGCCAGACGGTAACTTACAAGAGAGTCATTCCGAAGGAAACGAAGACTCCGCCTTAAAACAATGCTCTGCTGACCTTATACGCGCACTGACCGATAAAGACGAAGACGCTGTAGCTTCGGCACTTCGATCTGCCTTCGAAATCTTAGACAGCGAACCTCACGAAGAGGGGCCTCATACCAACGAAGAGGATACAGAATAGACATGCAAACTTCATGGCAGTTTTACGCAAAATGGTTAATGAGTATTGAGGGTTATGATCAACAGGACGCTATAACCAAGGCTGCCCACTGTTGGAGCAAGCAGACCGGAAGGCAATTCTACATTGAATGCGCCGATGAACTTAACGAATTTGAATATCAGTTAGAGACTGAGGAGTACTAAAGTGCCATTGATGCAAAGTTCCAGCAAGAAAGCTTTTAAGAAAAACGTTGAGACCGAAATGGACGCAAATCCTGGGAAAGATAAGCGTTCTCAGAACCTAGCTATTGCTTATTCAGTCCAGCGTAAGAACAAAAAAACTAAGAAAATGGCTTACGGCGGCAAAGCCGAAAACGACAATAACCCCGGTACACCGGCGGCTAAACCAGACAACCGTCGCCTTAACAAAGACGATTACATGAGCGGCGATTGGGCCGGCGGCCCAGACCTGGTGCGTAAACCTGACGATCAGCAGCGCCCTAAGTCCGCTTACCTAGATACCAACGATTGGTCTGACGGCGAAAAGCCCTCTCGTAAACCCTTCGCAGACGGCGGTACTGTTACTTCTAAACCAAACACCCCGCGTCCGTCTCAAATGTCTACCGAATCTAAGGACTTAAATGACAGGGCTGCGCGGCAAGGGATGACTCACGAGCAGATGGCCGAAATGTATGAGCAGGAAGCTGCTAAGCACCGCATGTACGCTAATGGCGGTATCGTTGACGAAGACGGTAGCCAGGCGCAGCAAGACGGCTATCCTGGTACGCCGGCGGCTAAACCAGACGATGATCGCAGGCCAAAGTCTGCCTATATTGATACTGACCAATGGTCTGATGACGAATTGCCGTCAAGGAAGCCCTTTGCTAAAGGCGGTATGGTACGAGGAGACCACAACGCTCGTCTCTCTGATAGGGACGAAGCGCGTAGCACCAGCATGCCTAGTCAAAAGATGCCTTCTTTGAATCCTTCTGAACTCATGACCGCGCAGCAAAGGGCTAATGCTACTGCTGAAGCCGTGATGAAGAGTCGCAAAAAGAATATGGATGATGGAGGCGAGGTCGATATTCAGGCTAACGGCGACGAGGAAGGCTCAAGCCCTTATGACGACATGAACGCCGACGCCGTCGAAAACGGCGAGTATGACGACAGTCAACTTAGCGATCAGCCCATGGATAGCAACCAAACCGGCGACGATATCGAAAGTGATGTTCATGATCTTGTAGACACCATTCGCAAAAAGCTCATGGCTAAGCGCCAGATGTAGGCATAACCGATGCTTACAGCAAAAGAACTTACTAAGTTAGCGAAAGCATGTAGAAAAGCAGGCATCAAATCATATAAAGGACCTGACTTCGAAATAGTTTTAGAAGAAAACTATACGCCAACTACAAGAAAAACGGCAGCAGCTAAA